CTTGTTCTTCTCCAATTTTTAGAGCCATAAATTACCTGTTGAATCTAGACACGATCCAGTTCCAGACAGCTTTTACTTTGTCCCAAACTTTGCAACAAATATTTTTACATTTTTCAATCATGTTTTTTCTCCTCGATTTCGTAAAAGAAGTTATCCGTATCTTCGGTCTTCCATTTACTTGTGTTTTCTACGTTCCATTCAGATGTTTGCACTTTCCAGTCTGGGATATTATCTTTTACTGTAAATGAAGGTATATCCCAAATGCACCTATTATTAGGCTGTGCTGCATAGTTCCCGTCATCAAGAGCTATGATATGTGCACACTTATGCTCGTGCGGTATCTCTGAATGATCCGTGTCCAATATATTACTTTCAGGATGAGCAAAGTCAACCGTAAATAAGTATTTACCAGGGTGCCATTTCTTATCTTTTCCTATGTATTTACCAGCCTGTGCTTCTAGGATATCCCAAGTATGAACAGAAGGATAATAACTGAAACAATTCCAAAGCTGAAGCTCATCCAATCTACGCCTAGGTACATCAGTAGGCTTGAAACCACGTTGTATAAATGCTGTGATAGGGAGACGATAAAAGATCGCACCATTTTCCATGATAGCGTGAAAAAGAAGAGACTTGCCCGTAATGGAACTAATACCAAAGATGATGCAATCTTCAACTTCACCATGATGACTCTTAAGATCATAGAGGTATTCTCTCCTGATTTGTGCGTACTCTACTGGTATGTTTGCATTTAAATAAGCCATAGTTATCCATAAATATCGCCCCAAGTATCGCCGGACTCAAAATCAACTTTATTGGGTACGGCAAGACTAACAGCATTCTCCATAATTTCAATTATTCTTTTTGCCTCGTTGTCATCTTTCACAGAAATATCTAACTCATCGTGAATTTGTATATGTGGTGTAATACCTTCATTGTATAAATCTAACATAGCTTTCTTTGTCATATCTGCTGCGGATCCTTGTATTAGTTTGTTTAATGCTTTGTATGTGAAAGCTCTACGTATTCTACCTCTACCATAAGTCTTTTCTGCTTCAACATAGTCCATAGGTTTATGCATACCAAATCTGTTTGGTTCCCACTTTGTAAACCTACACCTACGTCCTAGTAAAGTTCCTATTGATCCAGATGATTGAGCTTGATTCGATGTATAGTTCATAAGATCTCTTACGAAAGGTACATTCTCATGGTATTGATTAAATAAATCCTCTGCCTCTTCTCTACTATTTAATCCTAATTCTGCTTGTAATTTTGCTTTACCCATACCATAGAAAAGACCCAAATTGATCGTCTTCGCTTGTGTTCTAGATATATTTGCCATGTCTGCAACTGTTTGGTGAAAGTCTACTTTATTGTCTTTAAATTTTTCTACTATGTTTTTTACAGATTGATCGTAGCATATTGGTTGTGTTTCTGCAGCGTAGTGCACAACTAGTCTTGGTTCTTGCTGACTATAATCAAAGCATCCCCATTTGTGATCTTTCTCTGGTAAAAACAAAGAACGAATCATAGGACCAAGATCTTTATTTCTTGCCGGTATCTGCTGTAAGTTTGGATTGGAATAACTAAATCTACCTGTGACCGTACCACCTTGATCAGATCTAATAGGGTTTATATCTGCATGTATTCTACCTCTATATTGATGTTTTAATATGGTATCTATGAACGTTGTGTGCGCCTTGTTAATCTCTCTTGCTTTTGCTATACTTTTGACTACAGGATTATTATGATTCGAAAGGAAATTTTTTGTAAATGAAGGTGACCCAGTTTTCTCGGTTTTGGCGTAGGGTAAGGAGAGTTTGTCAAACACTTTGGCTATCGATCTTGCTGCCCATATTTGAACATCTATTCCTGTTTGTTTTTTTACTTCTTCTAGGATTAGCGCTTCCTGTTGTGATAACTGCTGTTTCAATTTATGAGCACCTTCTACGTCGACACGAACCCCTTTAAATTTCATATCAATTAAACACGGAAACAATTGTGTTTCTAAATCAAATATCTCTACTAAATTATTCTTCTGTATTTCTGTAGACAATCTTTTAAATAATTCTAATGTAAGTCTGGCATCTTGCTCTGCATAATTACCTACATACATTGCAGGTAGTTTATATAATTCTTTTTTAGGATCTATGCCCCATGATTCTGCAGCTTGTTGTAAAGCTTTTTCATCTTTTACTTCTCGTAAGTAATCATAGGATATACTGTTTAATGTGTACCACAATCTATTTTCATCTATCAAAGATGCCATTAACATGGTGTCCATGATATGTCCGTTGATAGGTATACCGTATGCTTTTATCCAGCACACATCATACATCGCGTTATGAAATATCTTGTAAGAATCTGTTGCACAAACTTTTTTAAACCATTCTAAAACTGTTCTTCTATCTATGTTACCACCACCTTCATGTGCTATGGGATAGTAACCTTTCCATCCCTCAACAGCCACAGCGATACCTACAATCTCTCCTCTACCTTGTATTGCACCAGAACCTCTTGCTTTTAAGTCTGGGTCTTTTGTTTCTAAGTCTATCGCAATATATTTTTCTCCTGATAAATCAGGAAAAGTATCAGGACAATCCCATTCTGTCTGCGCTGTAAACATTATTTCCTATCTTTTAATTTTAGTATTTCTAATTCACAGTAATGTATAATCTTTTCTAGATCTTGTATCTTATTTTTAGATAAATATCTACAAACATATTTCACAACACATCCTTGAAAGAACGAGAGATTATTTTTAGAAATAAACTCATACGGCTGAATGTGAAAATTCTTGTAGTGGCTCCCTCCAACCTGCCTTGATTGTGGAAATGCTTTTTCTAATCCATCTGGATCTGTCATACTATTGGTCCTCCTATGTTATATTGATATTCGTAGTGCTGACTACAAATATACAATCTTTCTTTTGCTCTTGTTATACCTACAAAAAATAAACGATGCTCTGGATCTGGATTTCTTGTTGCAGATTCATAGATAATTCTTTCTATATCTGTAAACAAAACTACGTTATCACACTCTTCACCTTTTACACCATGTATTGTAGATAATTTTATTCTTGCAGGTTTCATAAGATTGTCACCTGACTCTAATAATTTTTTAATATATAATTTACTTGATTCAGGAAAGTTGAGTTGTTCCCAGCTCCCCGTCGCTCGCAACCCGTGTTCAGCTTTTAGTCCCTCTAAATTTATACTGGTAATGTTTTCCAAAGTCTTGCCACTAGAAAAACCTCTAATCAGATGCCCGTCTTTAACAGTTAGGTAGTCCCATAAATCTTTTACTTCGTCTTTATCTACGACAGCGCCTTGATGTAAACGTTTCCAAACTCTGTACGCATTTAACATTTTCTTAGGTAAGAGTTCCTGTGCTTTAGCTTCAAATCTAAAATTCATACTGTATAAATGATCACGTAACCTTTCTAACATTTTATTTGTTCTAGTCAATATCATCCAGTTACCTTCATGTAGGGGCAGTTCTTCAAAATCAGATCCCATGTTAACCACACCCTCAGCTTCTCTAGGTCTCCATTCTTTTTCTAAACGCTGTGACATGTGAGGAAAGATACTTGTTGCTAGTTTATGGACAGACCTTGGGACTCTACGTGATTGTACTTGTGGATCAAATCTACCTTTTAAGTTTATAAATATTTTAGGTGAGGCCCCTTGAAAAGAATAAATGGTTTGATCATCATCCCCTGCAATGTAAGAACGAGCACACTTACTTTCTATGTAAAAGAACATGTCCCATTGCAGAGGACTCAGATCTTGGGCTTCATCGAGGAAGACACAATGTAGTGGTGGACACCGGTCCTCCTCGACAAACTTGGAAATCATATCAGAGTATTCAATCATACCCGTGCTATCTTTGTATGTTTTTAAATCTGCAGCTATCTGCTCAGTCAACCATATATCCGTGCTGTAGTGTAACTCTAATTCTACGGCAGCTTCTTCAATACTTATCTTTTTATTTCTAGCTAGTTCTATAATACGCATATGTGGATTGGTATGTTCAACATAACCGTTTATATTTATTCTAGACTCAAAGTTTAAATCACGACAATACGAAGAAAAATTTTTAAAGTTCTTCCATTTATCACCTTTTAATAGTTGCGTTTTTGTGTTGATATTACACTCTTTTGTGCCCATTGAGTGCATAGTGCTGACATATATTTTATCATTCTTAATTCTTTCTTTTGCTACATTTGCTGCAGCATTACTAAACGCTATATATGCAATCTTCTCAGGATCTGTTTTAACTAAATTTAATTCGTTGTCTAACAGTTGCATAAGCCTATGTGTTTTACCCGTGCCTGGTGGACCAGGGATAATTATTCTATGCAAAAGGTGCCTCCTTCATTTTATCTTTTCTAGTATTTGGTTTCTCTAATTTAAGTGTAGGTAATGCCATGTATCTAACACTCTTGTTATTTATCTTGCCTGGTATCTCCTCTGCATCAAATAAAGTTTCTAACATTCTAGCTGTCTTTTGTTTTGGATATTTCTTCGTATCCCATATTTTTGTTCTAACAATGTATTTCCAAAAATCTTTAAATTTAAAATAACTCACATCATCTTCTGTGTAAGACAGTCCTCTTAAAATATCTTTCCAATCTTTACCTGGTATCTTGTTTATGTAGTCTGATAATAATTCTTTTAGTTGTACATCTATCTTTGTGGACTCTGGAGCTTCTATCGGTATTGTATTTTTTAATAATTTATTTATTGCCTTTCTCCAGATTAGTTTGCCAACCGGTGGCATGGCTTGGTTAATTTGTTCTAAACACTTTAGTGAAAATCTATCTGGTTCATGCAAGTCTTGTGATTCTACTTCTACCTGCTCATCACCTATCGTCACATAGTACAGTGGTGGATCAGAGTCATACTTCTGTATCTCTTTTATTTCTGTTTCTGGTAATCCATCACCTACACCAAACTCTTGCATGACACACTTTTTGGAATTACAAAAAGATGCAATAGGTTCGTCTTTACATTTATAATTATATTCTTTGCCTTCGATAGATTTAATTAATGTATCTACCTCTTTTTTATCTAATGGTGGTTTACAATACGCATCATTGTATTTAAATAATTCTCTGTCCCATGTATCAGGAAATCTTTTTTTGGTGTAAACACCAAAATTATACAAGGCATTATTTCTTTGACCGTTGGGTATACCTTGTTTAGAAATTGTAACCAAACATGGTGGCGCACCTTTGAGTAGATTGTCAAGAATTTTTTCTTCTTTTATAGACAATTTAGAGAGTTGATCTTCTGATAGTTTTGCTTTACTATGCGCTTCAAAAAATTCATTTATAGACATTGCCGACCCATCTTCTTTAATCGCATATCTCATGGTCATCTTTACATTGTGATAAGGTAAATTTAAAAAACTACCTGTACCACCTTTCTGCATGTCTACTTTATTTTGTTTAGGAAATATTTCTGCATTAGCATAACCAAGTTTAGCTGCCATATCTTTTAATTTGTTTCTAAATAAAACTGCTGGTACAAAATTATCTGCAAATAAAAATACATGTGCCCCACCAGATTTTGATCTACATACCACTAGAGGAAAGTCATGTTGTTTTATTTTTCTAATTAATTCTTTGTGATCAAAGCCATTGTATAAATCAATATCTATACATGCCCATTTACATTTATTCTCTTCGTTGATTGGTATAATTCCAAGAGCAGGATCTTTTCCATTTAAATGTTCTTGGAACATTTGTTTTGTTGGAGTCTTTTTAATTATAAAGGATCTAGTTTTGTGTTTACCTCTTTCGTCAAACTCTTCTGTCTTTCTAGTTTGACCATAGGCACTATATGAGCCTTCAAATATATTTATAAATCTATCTAGTTCTGTCATCACCACTATGCTTTCAGGGAGGAAGGTTCTTTCCGGCTTGGAGCGACCCTCCTCCCCAAAACTTGTTGTTAGCCTCTGTTAGCGAAGCTAGAGTAGAACTTTTTAGCTCGTTCGTACATCTTAGCATCCTCTAACATTCCAACCTTGGCTACATTGAACCCATACCATTGATTACCTTTACCTGTATTTAATACAGAAGATAACTTATATATGTGGCTAAATGATGGTGGAGTATATGGACCATTCTTTCCATCTAAACTAATAGACTTCATCATGGAGTTCCATTTTCTGCTAACTTTACCTTGTGATGAACTCATTGATATCATCGCAGTTTCAGATCCTTTAGGACCTAAAATGATCACAAAGTGTTGTCCTACTGTTAATATGTAGTTACCATTTTGCAATCTATCTTTTCCGTCAGGACCTTTGGTAGTCTTGTCAAGAATATCAGAAGTATCTGGATAGATCATTTCAGGTCTACCTGAACCTGTTCCATAATCTGCCCACTCTTGGTATTCTAACTTGTAGTAACATGGAATAACTTCTATTCCTTTGTCACCATCATATAACTGTTTCGTAACAGTGTTTAAGAACATACCTGG